TGATAAATGCGATGGTTGGTTAGAAGAACATCATATCTTTGGGGGTGCGAATCGTAAAAACTCTGAAAAGTATGGGTTAAAAGTACACCTTTGTAAAAGACACCATGACAAGGCACACGAGGGCGGCATACTCATGGATACACTACACAAAGTTGGACAACGAAAGTTTGAAGAAACCCATAGCCACGATGACTTTATGAAAATATTTGGAAAGAATTATTTATAAGGAGGTTAAAAATGTTAAAGAAGCCAATACAAAAACTTGAATATTTTATCCAAGAGAAAAACATTGTGTTGCAAATTACTATCCCCAAATGTGATATATCTGATATAACAAATTGTGAGAAACCGTTGGAAGTCTATATTGATAAAATCAAAGAAAAGCGAAGCCTAAACGCAAACTCTTACTATCAAGTGTTATTAGATACTTTAAGAGATATTTTGGGAACAAGCCATGACGAACTCCACGCAGAAATGATTAGGCAATATGGACAGATTAAGATTGCCCCAGACGGTCAAAAAGTAATCGTAGCCGCTATAAAAGAAGTTGATGGTAGTCTTATAGCACCTTACACAAGATTAGTTAATACAGGCGAAGTAAACGGTAAAGAGGGAAATTATTGGGTGATACTTAAAGGCAGTAGCGAAATGGATTCTAAAGAGTTCTCAATGTTATTAGACGGTTTGATTTACGAGTGCAAAGAACAAGGAATAAACACCATGACACCTGCCGAGTTATTAAAACTGAAAGGATATGTGAAATGAATAATATATTATTAATAGAACTTGTAGAAGCCACTAAGGAAGAACCATTAAATAGATTTGAGTTTTCAGATGATACTGGTTCAACCGAAAGACAAGTAAGGAGAGACATAGAAGAACTTAGAAATAAAGGGTATAGAGTATGTTCTGATTCAAGTGGACATGGTTACTGGTTAGCCAAAAGCGAAAAGGAATACATAAGATTCAGAGCAGAATATATTTCGAGAGCAGTTAAAATCTTTGAAACTGTTTCTAAAATGGACATGACAACAGATGGACAGATTGGGGGTTTAGAAAATTGACAATTAATAGTAAACAAAAAGGGGCAAGGGGCGAAAGACAACTCGCAAACAAATTAAAAGAATATGGTTTTGATTGCCGAAGGGGGTGTCAATATAATGGCTCAGACGGTAGCGCAGATGTAATCGGATTGCCAAACATACATATAGAGTGCAAATTTGTTGAATCTCTAAGCCTATACAAAGCATTATCCCAAGCTAAAAGCGATGCTAAAAATGGAGATATGCCAGTAGTTATGCACCGAAAAAACAATTGTGAATGGGTAGTAATTCAACCGCTTGAAACGTGGATAGAGATGTATAAGGAGTACAAAAAATGAGGAAGATTTACACAGTTAGCACTTATGATAAAGGTACAGATACAAGAACATCATCTACTTTTAAGACTTATGAAGCAGCACTTAAATATATTGATATTTACGCAAAGTTAGGGTTTGAAGTTTTCTTAGAAACAAGAGAAAGGAGAGTAGGAGAATGAACACAGAAAGATTTAAAAATGCCGCAACAATGACTTTGATGGAAGAAATAGTTAAACTACACAGTGCTTACAAAATGGTACAAATAGGAATGGAACTCAAAGGATGTACCCTCGAAGAAGCAGAGAAAATATTAGCAGAGGTTATGAAAGAAACATGGGAAAAATGCGATATTGAATTTGCTAAAGTTGAAACAAAAACAAGAGAAGCCGCTAAAAATAGCATAGATATGCTTGAAAGCATTTTCGGAAACATGGAGGTATAAAATGAATGTAGTTACACTTATAGGTAGACTTACAAAGGATGTGGAATTGAAATACATACCGAGCAGCGAAATGGCAGTTGCAACATTTACACTTGCGATTGACAGACCAGTAGGACAGGGAAAAGAAAAGCAAACAGACTTCCCAAGAATTACTGTATTTGGTAAACAAGCAGAAAACTGTGAAAAATTTATTAGCAAAGGTAAAATGGTTGGTGTTAGTGGAAGATTGCAAACAGGTTCATACAAAGACAAAGACGGTAAAACTGTTTACACAACAGATGTAGTAGCAGACAGGGTTGAGTTCCTAAGTCCTAAGAATGAAGATGATAGACCATCAGAACCACCTAAACCAGTACAAGCACCTGACAATATCTCACCTAATGGTTTTCAAATGTTAGAAGATGATGACCCAGATTCAGACTTGCCTTTTTAGAACAAGAGTGTTGACTTGTGTTTTAAAATAGCCTATAATTAAAATAAAAAAGGAGAAAAAACATGGGTTATTCACATGGAACTAAATGGAACGATGAGTTAATTCAAAAGAGGATTGAAATTGTTATGGATAAGGTTGGTATAACTACTATGCCAACTCAATCCATGACAACAGAAGTTTTTGGAAACACTTCACTTAATGATGCAATATCAAGAAGCGGAGGTTTCATATTTTGGGCAAATAAGTTAGGACTTGAACATATGGGGATAGAAACGGTATTAGGCAGAGATTTCGAAACACATTGTATGATGTTTATACAAGATAAATTTGATGTAAATGTTGAAGAAATGCCCCCTCGTTACCCATATGATTTATTGGTTGGAAACAACATTAAGGTTGATGTAAAGGTTAGCAAGATGTACAATAACACAATAAAAATGTATACATTTAATCTTGAGAAAAGATTTCCCACCTGTGATATATTTGTTGCTTATTGCATAGATGACAATAAAAATATCGTAAAAACATATGTGATTCCATCAGCCATATTAAGCGGAATTACCCAATTAAGTGTTGGCATAGATAAAAGCAAGTATGATATTTACCTTGATAAATGGGATATAGTTGATAAGTATGCGAAATTCTATGCTTCTTTTTAGCAGATAAGGGGGAGTAAAATCCCCTTTTCTTTTACTTGACAATAGTATTAAGTATGTAGTATAATTGCACAGGGAGGTGATAATAGTGGATATAAAAAAAGAGTATTACTCAATAAAGGAAGTTGCAATACTGTTAGGCTTAGCAGAACAAACCATCAGGAACTACATAGTTGATGGAAAAATAAAAACTACTAAAATGTTATATTCTACTGCAATTTCAAAAGAAGAAGTTGCTAGACAATTAGAAATCAGGAAATAGGAGGGGAGGTAATGGCTGAACGTAAAGGCATTTCAAAAAAAACAAGATTCGAAGTCTTTAAAAGAGATTCGTTTACTTGTCAATATTGTGGTCGAATGGCACCTGATGTTGTTTTAGAAATAGACCATATCAATCCAGTTGTAAACGGTGGAAATAATGGAATGATGAATTTAATAACATCATGCTTTGATTGCAACAGAGGTAAGGGAAAACGTAAACTTACAGATAAAGAAGAAGTTAAAAAACAACAGGAACAGTTAAAAGAATTAAATGAAAAACGTGAACAACTAAAAATGATGATGGAATGGCGAAAAGAATTAGAGCAATTTAATGAAGAACAAGTATCTCTCGTAAATGATTTATTTGAAACTTATACGGATTCATGCCTTAATGAAATAGGCAAAAGTAATGTTCAAAAATGGATAGAAAATTTTGGGTTAACAGAAGTTTTAGATTGTACTAAAATTTCAATAAATCAATACTACAATTCAGAAGATGAAAAAACCACAGGCAAAGTTCTTGATTATATCCCTAAAATATGTAATGTGCGTAGAAGGCAAAAAGATGACCCATACTTATCTAAAAGGAATTATTTAAAGGCATCTATAAGAAACAAAATATCAATATACAACGAAAATCGAGTAAGGATATTTCTAAATGATATGATTGATAATGACGAAACATATCACGAAGTATATGAAATTTTATCAATTAGCAGAAACTGGTCTGATTTTTGGAACAATATAAACGATACGTATGAGGGGGAATGGTGATGGGTATTTCAAGAATAGTAAATACAGACTTGTGGATTGATTCAGAAGTAGTAGACTATTACACTCCTGAAGATAGATACTTTTGGTTATATTTACTCACTAACCCACAGACAAGGCAATTAGGAGTTTATAAGTTACCTAAACGGTTGATAGCTTTTCAAATGGGATATAGTGCAGACACGGTTGATAATTTAATTGATAGATTCCAAAATGGTTATAAAACAATAATTTATTCAAACGAAACCCAAGAAATTGCAATATTGAATTATTTAAAATATTCAATAGTTAAGGGTGGTAAACCAGTTATTGATTGTGTTAAGAAAGATATTAGTTTAATTAAAGATACATGGTTATTG